GTATCCGTTGGTCTCATCTGAACGATGCAGAAACTTGGACACAACAAAGTTATGCAGACATCGACGTGGGTGAACGAGGCGACGAAATCACTGGCCTGGTCCCAATGGCAGATCGCCTTCTAATATTTAAGTCGAATTCGGTTCACGCCATGTTCGGGCACGACACTGAATCATTTCAGATGGTGCCTCTTACTCGTGATGTTGGCAGCGTTTCTTTGAGCTCTCCTGTGTCCACTCCAATGGGAGTGTTCTTCTGGCATGATCAAGCGGGCGTATATCTGTATGACGGCACGAACTTTAACTATCTGTTCGACAAACTTAAACCTGCGATAGATGACGGTCGGATTCGTTTCAACACCCCACCGCAACTCGCATGGTTCCGCAATCGACTCTATGTGTCTGTTGATTGGACTGAAGACGGACTAACTAAACGACGCACACTGGTCTATGATCCGTCGCTTGGAGCTTGGACTTTAACCGACATAGATGCTGAACCATTGCTTGCTCACGTTCCTCCTGGTGGGGAACCCTTCTTAATTGGTGCCTGCAAAGACAACTCTGGTCGGGTAATCAAACTCGAACAGAACAGGTACACGGACTTGTACGCCACAACTCCTGCCCAGATCGTTAGCCACTTTACGACACCATGGGTGTCGGGAAAGAATCCGATTGTTCAGAAACGTTGGGGGAAACCACGTTTCATTATGGACACGTCAGCAACAGGCACAGTGAACTACGAAGTTTACAACGACTATGACAAAGCAACTTCTGTAACTAAAACGTTTCAAGTCACAGGTCGAGGATCGACCAGTGTGTTTGGGACTGCTACATGGCGGTCTGACTCTGGAGATACGGGTGACGGCACATGGTCCGCTTCAGCGGGTCAATCGATCACTGATGTAATCAAGTTAACAACAATGGGTAGCGCTAAATCTGTGGCTATCAAAATCAATGGACCTAATCATACAAGCGCTTACGAAGTGAACGCCATGATGTTTACGTACGTGCCGCGGAGGCTCAGATGACTCTTTCAGTTACGAACACTTTTAGTGCTGGCACCAGCATTGTGGCTAGCCAAATGAACGCCAACTTCAATGATGTTGAGGCGTACATAAATACGACTCCTGGAGTGATAACTGGAACGGGCGGAACAGTCACAGGCGTATTAAATATGACTGGTGGCATTACTGTCAGCGGAGACGCCACTTTCGACACAACAACATTCAAAGTCGATGCTGTGAACAACCGTTTGGGTGTGTTCACTGCTGTACCGAACACGTTCCCTCCTTTGTATAACGGTTTAGCCACTTCGCCGTACACAACCGAATCTGGTGGTGGTGGTGCGGGCGGCGATAGATCGACTCGAGCGAACTACCGTCTCGTAGTAAACGGATCTGTTTATGTTGACGGCGACATCATTGGTCACACTAATCGGTTAGCGAACGGCACTGTCGATCCGAACTATGTTGCTGGGTCTGGTACCAGAATCAATACGCAATGGTTGAACGTGCGAGAGAACGTCGACATTAGCGGCGATATAAGAATCCAAACTTCATACGATTATGCACGCATCTATTTTGGGAACGATTACAGCACGAATCAAGATTGGATGGAGTGGAAGGACACGCTCCTGGGTTCGAACTTGCCTGGTTTCCAATTCGTTCACAACGACAACGTTCATTTGCAGATCTCTGAGTCAGGCGCTGCAGGCTACGAGAAACTAGATTTGCGTGCCTATAAATCTTCTGCAGGAGCGAACCAAGGTGGCTGGCCTACGCTGTCAGGAACCACTGCAGTCATAACTACTACGGGTACTGAGCAGTTAGGTATCAGCTCTTCTTCTATCCGTTTCAAAGAGGATGTAGAGGACCTAGAAATTTCGGCTACGTGGTCAAAGATTAAAGCTTTGCGACCACGAACGTTTAATTGGAATGAGCAGGTGGCAACGAGTTCAGGTTTGGATTACGAAACCCAAATACCTGAACTGGGGTTCATTGCTGAAGAGGTAGCTTTAGCAGCACCAGACGCAACTCTGTACGACTCTGAAGGTGAGCCAGTCGTTTACCGAGAGAAGTCAATGCTTTCACTTCTTGTGAAAGCAGTTCAAGACTTGAACACTCGGATGGAGGGGCTCGAGTAGTGGCACTTGGAACGAACTATACAAACCAACTGAATAGTCCTAACGCGATCTACTTCCCATCCACCCTTGTCTACGAGGGAACCTGGTCGAGCGGCACTGCCTACCAAACTGGCGATGTCGTGACGTACAGCAACACTTCTTATATTGCGCGCCAAGGCAGCACAGGTCAAACTCCTGGAAATAATACTTACTGGCAGCAGATGGCTCCGACGCCATCGGCTGGTGCTCCTGGAGCTACTGGTCCTGCCGGTCAATCAATCACTGGCCCTACAGGTCCGACTGGGGCTGCAGGCTCAACTATTTTGAGCGGTCAGGTTGACCCTGTTGCTGGTACTGGTGTCGATGGAGATTTCTTCCTAAACTATCTGACTTCGTATTTGTTTGGCCCTAAAGCTTCGGGTGCTTGGCCTACAGGCATTCTGATCAAGGGTGCGCCTGGGGCGAACGGAACAAACGGCATTGATGGTCGAACGATATTAAATGGCCCGAACGTTCCGTCGGTTGGTGTTGGGGCTATTGGCGATTTCTTTATGGACACTGCAGCCAACACTTTCTATGGGCCGAAGGTTGCTGGTTCGTGGGGAAACGCCACAAATCTGGTTGGACCTCAGGGAATACAGGGATCAACAGGCCCAACAGGACCGACAGGTGATCCAGGCGGTCCACCAGGCCCAACAGGCGGCGTTGGCCCTCCTGGACCGTCAACACCTGGTCCTCCTGGCACAGCCAATGGGCTGCTGAATGGCGGGTCGGCAGATTCAACTTATGGCGGGATTTTTCCAATAGATGCTGGTGGGGTAACTTAAATGGCTTTGCAAATACAATTTAGACGAGGCACTTACTCTGAGTGGGTTGCAGCTAATCCTGTGATGGCTTCTGGCGAGTTTGCTTTACAGACTGATGCTGGTGGTGGTCAATTTGCAGGTCAGTTCAAAGTCGGTGATGGTTCCACGGTATGGAGCTCTCTTCCTTATGGCGGGCTGACGGGTCCTCAAGGAACGACTGCGGCGAACATTGACGGCGGAAGCTCTTCCACTATTCCAACAATCATATCGCTCGACGGCGGAAACTCAGGAGCACAATAATGGCTGTAATTATTCAACTGCGGCGCGATACTGCTGCTAACTGGACAGCGAACAACCCTACGCCAGGTGACGGGGAACTTTGTTTAGAGACCGATACTTTGCGATATAAGATCGGCGATGGAGCGACGCAGTGGACTTCGCTCGGGTATTCAAGTTTGCCTGCAGGAGCAGCCACTTTGATTGGGCCAGCATTCACTGGTGTGCCTACTGCGCCTACGGCTGCGCCTGGCACTAACACGACGCAGTTGGCAACGACTGCGTTTGTTACAGCAGTACCAAGTACATCGATTATTGAAGTGCAGGTGTTTTCCTGATGGCTAGTTTCACTAAAGGTTTATTGTCAGGAACTTTGGCTAGTGATGGTCAAGCATTTTCGGTTACGACTAGTCACACCACCGTTCATACAGGGCCAACTGCGGCTACTTCGATTGATGAAGTGTGGATTTATGCGACTAATGCTGATACTGCTGACATGGAGATTTATATAGGTTGGGGTGCTACAGGCGGCGTGATTGCTAACCAGATTCGTTTAACGATCCCTACAAAAGCTGGGTACAAGCTCGTTATTCCTGGGTTAATCCTCAAAGGTAATGCGTCGCCGCTGATTGTTACTGCCTATGCGGCTGTAACAGGAAAAGTCAATCTTACTGGTTATGTCAACCACATTACGGCTTAGGAAAAGATTATGGCGATAACAAAAATTGTTCTTTCAGGTGGCGGCACAGACGGCAAATTGTTGCCTTGTGATGGGAATAACCAAACGATTCATACTGCGTCGTCAACTGCTACTGACATTGATGAGGTGTGGATTTGGGCAACGAATGTTCATTCTGCCGATGTTGAAGTAACTATTGGTTGGGGCCAATGGGGATACGTAGTAACAAACAATTCGTTTACTGTGCCAACATTAGCTGGCCTTTATTTGTTGGTTCCTGGGCTGGTCCTTAAGGGAAATGCTGGCACACCAAAAATTGTGAATGTTTCTACGGGCGGTGCATCTACTGCGGGGCAAATCAACTTTGCTGGCTACGTCAACAGGCACTCTGTCTAATGCGGCAGGAACGTTTCAGCCCAAGTACTAATGTTTCTGGTTGGAAGGGGCGCCAGGATTATCTTAAAGGGTATCCAGGTGCTGCTATGTCTGATGCGTTGAATGGCGGTTTCGCTGGTGGCGGTGCTAGTTATGTGTATGAAGATAGCTACAAGTTTTTTTCTACACTTAACTTTCAAAATAATCTGTCCGCCACTGGTGTTCCTCAAACTCATAGACATTTGATGATCGATATTACGCCTGGCAACCAAAGCGCAATTTGGCAAGGCATTTTTTCTTTTGGTATTGGGATGAGCGGTCAACCACAGGTACCTCCTTATTCCTCCAGTCAATGGCTTTCATATGGTTGGTATATGGGCAGTAACAGCGGCCAGGGCACACGATCAACCTCATCAACTCCCCAAATTTTCCCTGGTTATGTTAACCGTGTCTCCAGTCTCCAAATAATGATTTACAACTACTCGTCAACAGATGTTCTGAAACCGTGGTGGTCAAGGTGTTATATAGGCCAAGGAGCGTGGAACGGTTTTTCAGGCTATCTCGAATCTTGGGGCAACCTACAACAATCTTCTGGCAATGGCTCTGCTCCTATCGACAACTTTAGGTCATATGATGCTTACAACAACGGCTCCAACGGCTATCAAACTTGCAACCTATATGGATTTGGAGGTTTGAAACCATGACAGTTAATCGAGTAGTGGCTTTTGGGCATACTGATGCAAATACTTTAAGCGCAGTGGAGTTTAAGAACATTCCTACAGATTTTTGTCAGTTAAGAATTTGCGGCATGTTGCGATGGAATGCTTCTCAAGCGGGAGGCGGTGTTAGCCAATTGAATGTTGAGTTTCAAAATTCGGCTTCCAACAGCAGAATGTTGCAATCCGAAGTTTATTACACTTATCAGACTAACACCCAGTATCACTCAAACCGCACGCTTATGGCTATGACCTCTGGAATTGTAAAGGGAAACTTTGCTGCCTCTCCCGAGTTTGCCAGTGGGGAAAATCAAGCCAGTTTTGAAATGTGGGTGATGGAACCAGGTTCGACCCGATCAAAAATGCTTAATTATGAGATGTGGAATTCTGGGTCGCAAACTAATTACAGAACAAGTAACCGTGGGCAAATGAGAATTGATTCTCAAAACACAGCAGGAAGTGCCCAAGCAGACGCGAAAACTAAGTTTGACAAAATAAAAATAACTGGATCAATCCCAGGCTTAACTCCAAATTCAGCGGGCATGTGGGGGCCTGGTTCGCTGATGTGGTTAGAGGGCTGGGGCGGAGGGCACACATAATGACGCAACCGTGGGAATTCATGGGGTATCAAAAACTAGGGACAGCAACGACTTCAGTTACGTTTAATAACGTACACGCAGGCACTGGTAACGCAGCCAGCCAGGGCAATATGCGTTTCAAGCTTGTTGCTGAAACTTTTAGTGACCCAGCTAATTCTGGTGCAGGTAATGGTTCTTATTCTGGCACTGCTGGAGTTTACACATCTGCCACAGGACAATCAGGTTGGACCACTTGGAACAACTACGGCGCTGTGTTTAATCAGACCCACAATCAACAATATGTTTTGAGTGGCAGTATGCAAAGTGGAACTGGAGCAGGCGCTGGGTACTCAAATGGTGGAACTGGTAGTGGATGGTGCATGAAGTATGGAAATGCTGGCCCCTACGAGCCTCGATCAACAAGCAATGTTGAAGACGATTTGCAGTGGGGCGTAACTACTTTCGATTTTGATAGACAGCAAAACCAGATTCAAGGGGTTTTTATCAGAGGTATAAACACTCAGAGTCAGGGACCAAACAATGCTTTAGTCGATTATACGTGGGCTTCGTGGTCTACGAATGTGTCCGATGTTGCACCTACCGCGCTAGCCATATTTAACAACGCACAATTTATGAATGGTTCCAAGTTTTGGTTGTGGGCACAAAGAGCTAATAACAACATCGTATAAAACTAATAGTAAGAGGCAAAAATGAAACGAATGGTATCTGAGTTTGATTGTGCTACAGGTGTGCAAACAGAACGCGAGATGACTGATGAAGAGTTAGCTAATCTAGAAGTTCAAATACAAAAAAGTTTAGAAGACCAAAAGGAACAAGAAGCTCAAGCCGTTGCCGCTAACGCCAAGTTAGCTACAACACGCGAAAAGTTTTTAGGCATGGGCTTAACGCAGGAAGAAGTCGATTTGATTGTTCCTGCTGACCAACCGATACGTCTTACCGAATTGGCTGTTGCTGAATGAACGACATCGGTTTAGAAGACGTAATCGAATCTCTATCTGAGCGAGGCCAGATGGAATGGGAAATGGCTTGCATGCGAGTGCAAATCAAAGCGTTGCAGGATGCTAAATGCACCTGCGACTGCTGTTGCGGGACAGCAGACCCTAGTTAGAAGAGGTGAGTTATGGCTAGGAAGCTAAGACTAAGCGATTTAGGAGCCAGGGCTCCAGGGGCGGTTACTCCTCGCACCCCATCAGATAATTTCGATATGCCAACACCTGCTGGTCCTTCGCCAACAGAGGGAACGCAACTTAAAGATTTCTTTAATTCAATCGGTCCAGCGCTTAAAGGTTTGATTCCTGAAGCTTCGCCTGGGGGTACCCCGAAAACTCGGGAGCGTCTTGTTGAGGAAGCACTGTACGACCAAATGGGGAGAGATAACAGGATTGTTCGGGGGATGAATAAGCCCCCGACTCAGTATCCGAATGATATTGGGATGGGCCTTAATGGTTACAGCAGTATCTATCCGACCGATATTCCCATGGGGAATACTCGGCCGACCACTCAGTACCCATTAGATATTGGGATGGGTAACCGCGGTAATAGTGCGGCGAGGCAGCGGGAAGAAGATATAAAGTTTTTGATAGACGGATTGCCTGACATGCGGGGACAGAGGGATCTAGATCAACAGTTCTATGCGACAGATTATCGGCCTGCGAGTGGCTCTTCGAGCAGCTCTTCGAATGGCCCTTCTGATACCAGTGTCATTCCTCCGAGTGTGGCTGATGAACAGGCTGCGGCTTTTGGTGAGATTGGTGGCAATTTAGCTCCAGGGAATCAAAACAATGGGAGTACATTCCAGTCTCCGAAATATCCGAAACCTGTTTATGGTGGCTACTCGGTTCAAGCTTTGCAAGAACTTCAAGGCAACTTGGCTAACACCAATCGTCAACGGGGCATCTTAGCTCGCGATCGGGCAACGAACATGGATGACTTGACTCGAGGCTATGACAAACAGGTTGGCGCAGTTCCTGCCGGCTACAACAAGAGAGGGCTTGTTGACAGCGGTCTTGTCGGTCGTGATGTAAAGCGTGCGGGCACAGATTATGGCCGTTCTGCAGGCCGAGTCGATATGGCTTTCAATGACAGTTTAGACAATCTCTATAGGCAGGATCAAGGCTCTCGTCGTAAAGCTATTGATGACAGCTACAAGGGTTTCAATGCAGATGTAAAGAGACGTGCGGCAATGGCACCCGATATCAGAACGGCTTTGGGATAAAAATGGCACAACTTGGTTATGACCCGAGAAACAATTCTTATCAAGCCGACCCAGAAGCTATTAAGAATGCTCCGACTGGGGATTACGATAAGCAGTGGGCTAAAGATGATCGGAATGCTAGGAACTTTGGTCGGATAACAAGGGAACGTTTAGAGAGGGAAGCTGCGGCTGAGGCTCAAGCGCGTATAGATTCAGGGCCGCAAGCTTGGAGTGGCGGAGATTTTCCAAATAACGATCCAGCGAAAGATCAATACCCGACTGATTATTCTGGTGTTGACATTGATTCTTTCAATCAGCGTGCTTTGCCTCCTACGAGTCAAGAGTTGATGACTGACCTGATGGACATGTTGAGGGGTAGTGCTACTGATTCTAATCAAAGGACCAATGAATACAGTTCTGACCAGCGAGATGCTCTGCTTGGGGGCATGGTTCCTGAAGCTGGCGGTGTTCGCTCTGGCGGATATTTAGATGATCGTTATCGGCAAGGCATGTCGAACAACGAGTCAATGAATGACCTTCAAATCCAAAACGTTTTGAATGAGTTATTGGCAAAACAAAGCAGCGCTCAAGGCAGTTATGGTGCGGCGACTGGAGGTGCTAATGGGCGTCGGGACATGATTTTTGGGCAGCAGGACGCTCGATCTGGTCGTGTTGGTAACCAACTGAACAACTATGAAACGATGATGTTTGATCAGTTGGGGCAGGAAGAGGGAGCGGCGCAAGACTATCGCTCACTGTTGGAGGAAGGCGCACGAGGTCGTCGCTCTGATGGCCGTGCAGACATGAACGCAGGGTATGACCGTGCGATCGATGCGAATAATCGTCGCCAGACTGAGATCGAAGCGAACAACAGAGACTACGGCGGAGATCCTTACAACCAGATGGGTGCTGAAACAAAAGCCTTATTGCAGACATCGAGAATGATGTCGAACGGTTTCGCTCAGACCATGGCTGACATTGACGAGTCGATCGAGATTGATCGTGCGTTAGGTATAGCTTCAGAGTTCAGTACTGCTCGAACGGGACTGAAGCAGAAATTATGGGCGGCTCGAAGTCAACTTGAGAATGAGGTGGCTACTACGAAGGACACTGCTGCTCTAGATGCATTCGATACGATATCTGCAGCTAACGCTACTTTGGCTGGTGCTCTCGGGGCTGCTGGAATAACTTCGAGTCAAGATCTTGGCGCTATTGCTCAAGCTACGATGAAACAAGACCAAGACCTCGAGCAAGCTTTGGCTGGTGCCAAGTTCGCTGCGAATAGTAGTTTCGCTGCCGACAAATATGCTGCGGATCAAAGTTTCCAATCCACAGTTTTGGAAATAAACACTATGGAGCAGCAAGGCAAAATCAGTTCCGCTTCTGCTCGAGAGCAGATCGAGTCAGCTAAAGCGACCGAGCAGCAAGCATTCAATCTTCAGTCCAAACGTGGCGCAGACTTGGCAGGATACTTTGGGTACAGCGAGCGTGCGTGGGCGGCGATGGCTCCTAAAGCCAGAGAGATCATTGTTGAGGCTTCGGTCAGCGGAGACATGATTGTCGACATTGACGGCCAACAGGTTGCGATGTCGCCTGATGTGTACGTCCAGATGCAAAACAACTTGGCGAATCAGCAACTTAATCGTGATCAGCAAGCGATTGACGTTGATGAACAAAATCAGCAACGTCAGAGCGAACTAGGCATTTTGGAGCGTGCTGCAGCAGCGGGAATGGATATCACTGCGCTCATCACATCGTACCAAAAACAGGTAGACGATGAAATGTATAAAGGTACAGGTATTGATCCGCCTTCATTCGAAACCTTTGTTTTCGAACAGTTGCAATTACAAGGTGAAGCGGGAGCTCAAGAAAGTGTTGATGAGCAGGCAGCACTTGATTTAGCGACACAAGAATACTTGCAGGGAATGGGCTTGAACGTTCCGACGGGTGGAATTGAAGGTGCAAATGGAAGTTCTGCCAATTCAAAAATCATAGGACCTGATGCCCCTACTTTGTCCGAGATTATACAAGGCATCTTCGAAGCCTCAAGGATAAAAGATATTTACGGGGACATTCCTGCAGACGCACAGATGAGAGACCCATTCGGCGTAAGGAATTAAATGCCTACTCGAGCGGAACTCCTCCAAGGGATAGGTCCGACTAAGTCGGATGTGATCAACACTGGCCGTAAAGGCGGTGTTGATCGTTCGAGCATTCTTAAAGCAGCAGGCCAACAAGTGACTGCGGCACCACGGACGTACAGCCAAGACATTGATTCCGCTATTACTTCTTTAAGGGAACAAGGCATTCTTAGTTCTGAAACGCAGGGCTACCAAATGCCTGAAAGGTTTGGTACACCAATCAGACAAGAGGTGAAGGAAGAGTCTCGGGATGCACGCGAAACTCCCGATATTGCTAAGTCGATAGTTCTTAAAACTGGTGAAAAGATTTTGAGGGCTGGCGTCGCTATCCCTGCTTCCACTGCGATGGAAATCATGGACGGTTTCACTGGTGAAGGCTTTTCGCCTGTCGATTGGTTTAATCAGTCGATTACTGAGCCAATCAGTTGGGGATCTGTACGAGATAAACATCCTAATGTTTATTGGGCTATGGCTGTTCCTACTGCTGGGTTGTCACTTATTCCTGCTGGTTTAGATTTGGCGGGTTGGGAATCGGCGGCAGATTTGTCTGCAGATTTTATGTTCGATATTTGGAATTTAGCTGGCGGTCTAAACAAATTCGTTGGCGTGACTAAGGGTCGATCAGGTATTCAGAAAGCTTTGTTTGAGTCGACGACCAACATTAATGGGCCTGTGAAATTTACTGGTGCTATGGCGGATGCTGCTCGTGCTGCTTCTGTGGCTATGGACACATCGAAGGGGAACTCGATCTCTGCGGCTATTCGAGTTTTGAAGCAAACCAAAGAAGGTCGCGAGGTCATGCGCCAAATGGATCTGGTTCCTGGGTTGCGTCTCCGTCTACCAGGTACAGGCACAGCTACAAGAGTTTTGGGTTTAGATAAACTTCCAGGGTTAGCGCCGTTGATAGCTAAGAGACGTGCGAAGCAAGTTCCAGAGTTTTGGAAAGTCGCAGACGACGGTGCAGTGATCAGTGATGATGTGTTAGCTGCAGAAATATTGAAAGCGTCTAAGGCACGTCGCCCTGGTGGCGTAATGAATATGAAGAACAGGATAGTTCCTGAGGGCACAGCACTTGAGAAGCTTGGTTATGCAGCTACGAAGATGCCCGTTGAAATGGTTGCACCTTTGATGGGGACCAGCGCGATGGGCTTGGGTGGTGCAGCTGCGTTAAAGGTCATGGACTCCCCTATCCGAGCGACTAAGCAAGTCAAAAAAATGATTGGTGAAGAAAGGGTCGCTAAGTTTGCGACGAAGTTCGGGGCGGAACTGTTCGCAGGTGCCTACAAATTTTTGGATGTGCTGAAACAGTCCGATAGTCCTGCTGCTATATGGCTCGGGAACACTATGAAAGAAGTTGGCCGGCGGGCCGACATGATGTCAAGAGATTTTACTGCCAATGTGGAGCTGAAAGTGCAGAGAGCGCTTGACGAAGCAGAGTTGGATGGTATCAGTGCAGAGTCTTTAAGTGAGTTGGCTTCTTTCGACCCGTTCATTCGTGCAGCAGATGGCACTATAAGAGCGAGGCAACCAGGGCTCGGGCCAGAGTTCGCCAATGTGACTGATGAGCGACTTGAAACCCTTTACGATCTGAGCCGTCAGGTTGCTGATTACAGCGCCGAAATGAATATCGGTATTCGTGGTGAAGATTTCAAAATGCAGGTCGATGAGGTTCTTGACTCTGAAGGCGGATATGTCCCCAGGATGGTAACCCCAGAGGGGAAAGAACTTCTTGATGTAGCGGGCGACGATTTGCCGCTGGGCGTCAACCTTCAGGGACGTTTCGATGCTGGCAATTTGAGGGACCGTCAAGTTAAAGTCGGTGGACATGTTGATGTGAAAGTTACTGACCCTGATTGGGTTCCACCTGCAGGGGTTCAGGTCCTCTCAAGCCAGATCGTTGATGGCAAACTGGTGCGAGTGGTGCGAGTGGTTGACACTGTCCTCCCACCTAAACAAGTCGGTAAGTCTGTAGCGAAACAAGTTAACGATATGGCAGAGTCTATTGGTCTTCCTAAAATTTATGAAGAGTCGTTCGCTAAAGTTTGGGGACGCTACGCCAACGTTGTTGGTGATGATTTCCGTATGCGAGTCATCGAAAACAATATGACAAAGTATGGGCTGCTTCTTGAGAACGAGCAACTCGGTGTCGATGAACTCCTCGCAATCCGCAAGAAGATTCAAGAGGTTAAACCGAACATCAAAACTGCTAAAGCGAATGTTGGTAAAGCCAGGGCTGAAGCCAGCAAGATGAATGACCTTCGCAAAAAGTGGTGGAAGCAGAACGTTCGACCGTTATTAAATAATGATCCTGAAGGTCTTGAACTTGCGGTAAAGATGGAACGAGCGTTCACTGACACTGCTAACGCCTCGGCGGAGCTAGAGGTTATCCAGGCGGAGCTTGATGTTGTACGTCAACAATTGGTTGACATCAGTAAGAACGTTAAACGAAAGAATCTTTCGTTGAACGATCCTCAGTATCAGCAGGCAATGTCGAAGGCTCTTGATTTGCAGGCTCGAGTGCGGGTGCTGAAAGATTTCAGGGAGGCGAGAGACGCTGTTATAGATACGTTGACGAAGATGCGGGATCTCGAAGCTGGGTATGGTCCGATTGGTAAACAACCAATCGAAGTAAGGGCGTTACTTCGTGCAGAACGTGGCGTACAGACCAACGAAGAGATGCTCCCATTGGACGCTTTGAAAGAGTTGCAAAAGACATTAGATGAGCAACTGGATTTTTTAGAGAATGAGGTCATGCCGTCTATCTACGATATGGCTGAACGTTATGGCTTGGGCACTGTAGAAGCTCAAGCATTAGGTGATCTGGTTAAGGCCAGTAAAGGCAACCTCCCGAAAGGGAGGAGGATGAAGACTGAAACTAAGATCCGCAGTTTCAATGATTCGATTGCCGAGTTTAAGAAGCTTGACGCTGAACTAGGTTTTGAGAATCTTTTGTCTACAGCCAACAGTGGCTTACCTATTGAGGTACAAGCAGCTAAAGCCCTGGCAGATTTGGATCGACAGTCTCAGTGGCTAAGGGCACAGTTCGCTGCGATTGGCAGCAAGGACGAACTGGTAACTCTTAACCGTGGGATCGATCTTCCGACCGGCAGGTTCGAGGAACCCGCCGAAGTTATAACTCTTAAGAAGAAGTTGGAATTAGATTTCATTTCGTTGACTGTTCGTAAAGCTGAAATGCTTGAGGGTCTTGCGAAGATGGAAAAAATTCAGCAAGACGCTCTTGAGAAAATGCAGAAACGTTTCGCTCAGGCTGACGTTGAGAGAGCTAGAGGTGATGCTGCATCAGCTAGGTACGAAGAAGAGATGGGCAAAGTTGCGAAGTATGAGGCTGAAGCTCAGAGGTACGAATTTGATGAGATGATTCCGCTGTACAAAAAGTTTGCTGACACTCTTGATAACTTGGCGAAAAAGGCGAAGCAGGCTGGGGTCAATGCGGAAGCTATTGGTCTTCAGATAAACCAGGCGTATGACGACTTGATGGATGGCATCCAAGCTCTGGGTGCTCAACCTGTTCTAGATAGTAAAGAGAATCTTGACCTACTGAACAAAGTAATGAATGCGTCGAATAGGAGATGGGGTGGATATCACACCATCTTGGATACCAATCTTGATGTTTCTGCCGATCAGGTGAGACAGGTGCTTGAAAGTTTCAAGTCAATCAACCACCGTGAGTCAAGCAGTAAATATGTGAGGTATTGGGATACTATCCAAAGGTTCTTGAAATCTCAGCAGTTAGCGACTCCTGGTTTCGTCGCACGAAATACGCAGGGAGCGATCTGGAATGCGGCTCAGAAAGGCGTCAACCCGTCGATGCTTGCTCGGTCTTTCAAGATGCTTAGAAGAGCGTTCAAGGTTGGCGAAGGTGACGCTGTTCGGGGTGTTCAAATACTTGCTGATCAAGGCGAGGAGGGGTATCCAGCAATGCTTGAGTTAATTAATGCTGGTGTTCTTCGAAGCGGGCAGGGTGCTCAATCTGTTGAAGCTTCTTTAGAAGTTGAAACACATTTCGCTACAAAAATTTATGCCCGTAAGGGAGGGGTCAGGAAGGGTCAGTCTGTAAGACGAGAATGGAACCCCATGAGACCAGAGTTTGTCTTCAATAAAGGCATTCGAACTGCTAACAACATGGTTGAAGATTCTGTACGTCTGGGTACGGGCCTGGACGTACTGGCAGAAGGTGGTTCTCTCGATGACGCAATGAATATGATTGTGTCAACCCAGTTTGATTACAATGAGTTGAGCGCTGGGGAACGCTACTTAAAACAATTTGTGTTTCCTTTCTGGACTTGGACCAGAAAGAACTTGCCGCTGCAACTATCTATGATGTATCGACATCCAGGCAAATTGAATCGTCTGTTGTCAATCAAAGAGAACATTGAACGGATGAGCGAGAAAGAAGATACTGTGCCTGCCTATTTCATGCAGCCTTTCGGTATCAGGCTTCCGTTTGCGCCTGGCGGGAGTCAAACCTATTTTGTTCCAGATTTACCTTTCATTGATCTGTTTAGAGCAGACCCGTTCGGTGACGACTTTGGTGTGCCTCAACTGCTTTCAGAGGTTACCCCAGCTCTAAAGTTCATACCCGAAAGATATTTGCAGAAACAATTCTTTAAGGGCATCCCTATCAGCGATCGGTACCAGAAGATGCCTGCGAACTTTGGGAACATTCCTGGTTTGAAACAAGCGCTTGAGTTGTTGCCTGGCAACATTGTGAAGAATGGCAAGATGCGAGCTAACAACATTTATATGGTTGAGCAGTTGGTCCCAATGATAGGGCGACTCAGACGTATCGCTCCTGTTGAGGATAAGTATCAGGGGCATCGCCAGTTGCAGTCGTTTCTGTCGATGGCGTTAGGGTTGCCTGTGCGGTTCAACACGGAAGAGATGAAGTCTTCCACTCGTTATCAGAAGCGTTTGAAACGCAGTGAAGAACGGCGAGATGTTAGAGATTTAGCTGACGCTAACCGATAATGGGACAGATGCCTGCAATAGTTGATGCAACATATTTCTCGAGCCGAGTGGGGTGCTACCCCACCCAGACGACCATTTAGCCGTCTACGACCGTCAAGGGTCGTTGGTATCGTAATTCACCACAGTGGCGTACAGAAGGCCCCTAAGGGCGTTGAGGCGGTCCTGGCTTATGAGCACCACCATGTGGTGCGAAACAGGTGGAATGGCATTGCTTATAACTGGCTTGTTGACGAAAACGGAATATGTTACGAAGGTCGCGGAGCGGGAGTCGTATCAGCGGCAACAAAAGGCTGGAACTCTCGAACAGAGAGTATTCAATATACGGGTTGGGGTTCTACGGATGTGCCCGATGCGGCTCTCCGCACCATTAAAGCAAAGATAGATGAAATTCAGACAAGGTATGGGCGACGGTTGTGGGTGAAACCACATAAGAGTCTGGGCACCACTTCGTGCCCTGGAACAGTTTTGATCAACTGGCTGGCTGAGGGTATGGCCGGCCAAGCAGTTGAAGAGAAAAGTGGGGGCGCGAAGCTTGTTCGCATCGCAGCGGAGATAGCTCGCCGCCCCTTGAGCCGGCGTCGCCGTTCCAAAGGCGAAGCAGTTTTGGCTGTACAGATCCGCTTGAAGCAGAAAGGGCATGACCCTGGCGTCTGCGATGGAGTCGCTGGTCGACTCTTTGACCAAGCCACCCGTGCCTTTCAAAGGACTCAAGGGTATCTGAAGGCTGATGGTGTGGTCGGCTCTAAAACGTTCAACTCACTTTTTAAACAATAGGAGAATAACTATGAGAAGAAAAGACGTACAAGCAGGTCAGGTCACAGACTCGGCTGACAACATGCAGGCGATGCAAAATTATGCTGCGGCAACGGCGAAGCGTTTACGCTCGGGTCCGCTCGGCAATCAGGCTCACGGTGCCGTAGTGTTCAAAAAGTCTTACTAGTGACCAACAATGAAAGGTCATCGTTTGACTGGGTTGACTGGGTTGAGAGATCTGTTTGGACTGCGGTCGAAGCAGGTTTAGCGGTCATGGTTGTTACTGATGTTTCGTCTTTCAAAGCTGCGGGTGCGGCTGCTGCCGCAGCTGCTATTTCTGCTGTGAAATCTCTAGCGAAAGCGCGACTCAATCGCTAATCATGGACAATCTGCAGGTGGCTTTCGCCAAGTGGTTCAAGGACGAGGGAGGAGAGGTCGAGCAAGAAATCGAAGACGAAATCAAGAAGACTCTTCCAATGTTCGACTCGGCCGATGGAACCCATTCTAAGTGGGTGACACCGTTCCCTGGTGCCTCAGAATCTTTAGGGGTTCTGTTGATGCTCACCGAAGATGAGTGCGCCGATTTGATGTGCGCATGGGAAGAAGCGCAAGAGGGCGATATGACTTCAGGGACTTTCATCGCCGGCTGGCTCGCCCATTTCATGAAGTTCATTGATGCTGCCTGCTCCTAAAAGAGTTTCATAAAGCTCCTGGTCTCCTTTAACCATATTGCTGACTCGGCGAATCATCAGATCACGTCGTCGAGCGAGCGTTGTTTTTGAGACACCGGTATACCAGGACGCTGTCCGCAGACTGCAATGAGCAATCATTAACGTTTGCACCATCGCAGCGTCGACTGAGTCGCCGCAGCATTCTGTGATGATCTCTTCAAATTTTTCGTACGCTCGTTCCAAGTCTTGATCTCGCTGATCTTTCGGCAGCGGCTGCGGTATCCACCATTCTTGAGTTGGGTCTCTTGGGAAAACTTTTCGGCCTTTGCCGGCTATCCAACCACTCTTAAATTGGCGCATCGTACACACCCCAAGGAAGCCGAGTACTGGTGACTCTCAGTGCGGCTTTCCCTCGGAGTGTGTCGTTGTTCGTATCGAGTCGTTCGATGCGTCCAGACTGGCGGTCCCACAGTTCGAATGCTGCATCGAGCGGCATCCACAATCCTTCTTCTTTTGGTCGGGACCACAACCAAAACCAGACGGGATGTGTCGCATCCCATTTAGCGAGCTCTACTAGCTTGCCAAGCTTCAAAAGAATGCCCTTAGGCCCGAAACCCTGAACCTCGACAAACGCTTTAGGCATCAAATAGTCGGGAGAGTGACTGACGAACTTCGGCAAGTTTTGTACGCCCCAACTTAATAACGGACGATCAA